GAGTTTACAAATACTTCAGAAACTTTAATTGATGATATGGCTAATGTATTAAGAAGTCTTGGTATTTCTTGTACTAAGGGTTTTAGTGATAGAACTGGTACTTTATCATCTATTGTTAATGGCAGAGAAATAAAAAGAGGAACTATATTTAGATTATTTATTCATACTACTGTACCAATATTTCGATTAACAAGAAAATTAAAAAGACAGAGGTTTAATAAAGAAATACATACTAAACCATTTATAAAAAATATTATACTAATAGGGAAAGAAGAAAGCTCATGTATAGTTATAAAGTCGGATGAACAAGTTTATTTAACCAACGGGTTTGTGCCTACTCATAATTCCTATAAAGGTGCTTCTATGTTATGTAGAAATTATTTTTTAATACCTCACTCTAAAAGTTATGCTATTGCTTATAATAAGGAATATCTTATTAAAGATGGTCTTCTTACTAAAGCATGGGAGATAATGGATTTTATAGATAAGAATACCGCATGGACTAAAAAGAGAGATTATAAAAATGGAGATATGCATAAAAGGGCATCCTATATGCAATATATTAATGGTACTTCTAATGAAGCTGGATACAAAAGTGAGATTATAGGTGTTGCTATTAAAGATGATCCTCAGAAAGCACGGGGTAAAAGATCTAAGTTAATATTATTTGAAGAATCAGGTATGTTTCCTGATCTTGCTACTATATGGGATATAGCAAGACCCTCTGTAGAACAAGGTGGTTCTGTGTATGGTTTACTTTTAGCCTACGGAACTGGAGGATCAGAAGAAGCTGATTATGCAGGACTTGAGGAATTATTTTATAAACCAAAAGGATATAATGTACATGGTATTTCCAATATATGGGATGAGAATTCAGAAGATAGTTTAAGTGGATATTTTGTACCTGAATACATGAATTCTGATAGATTTATGGATAAGGATGGTAATTCAGATATTGAAAGAGCTATTGAAGATATAGATAAAGAAAGAGAAAAAGTATTAAAAGAAACTAATGATCCTGATGCTATAGCAAGATTAACTGCCGAACATCCAAAAACTCCACAGGAAGCTATGCAGAAGGTATCTGGTAACTTCTTTCCTCCTACTGCTATTAAGCAATGGATAAGGCAAATAGAATCTGATGTAAAATTACAAAAGATAGGTATTAATGGAATGATGGTTAGAAGACCCGAAGGATTAAAATTTGAAATAGATGAATCCTTACAACCAATAGATAATTTTCCATTAAAGAAAGGACAGGATATTACTGGTTGTATTACTCAATATTGGTCTCCTTATAGGGATTCTAAAGGACAAATTCCAGATGATTTATATTACGGAGTTTCAGATCCGTATGGCCTTACTACTACTGGTGGAAAATCATTAGGTGTTACTGAAATATATTGTAATGAGAATAATTTTACAAAGCATCCTTCTGATACTCTTGTTGCTATATATGTAGGTAGGCCAGATGATCAGGAAGACTGGAATGCTCATACTTTTATGTTATGTGAATATTATAATGCAAAATTAACTCCTGAAAATGATAGAGGTAATATAGTAGATTATGCAAGACATAATAGATTATTACATCAATTACAACATGAATTTCCCATTCTTAGTAATAAAGGTACTATAAGGAATGTATTAGGTAGGGGATATGGTGTTTCAATGAGTGATCCTGATACAAAATTACAAGGAGTAATCTATTTAAAAGACTGGTTATTTAGAAAAAGATCAAAAGATATAGAAGGAAATCAAATTTTAACCTTACATACTATTTATAACCTTTATTTTTTAAAGCAGTTATTAAAGTTTGATATGATGGGTAATTATGATGCTGTTTCATGTGCTTTAATAGGCCAATATGTACGTAGAGAGAATATAAATGTAATGATTAGAAATGATGTAAAAACAGATTCTCAGAAGTTTCGTGAGATGTTTCAAAGAAAATAGTTATACTTGTAGTGTATGGAAATGCAACCACAGGCAATACCCTTTGCCAAAAAAGATTTAGATTGGGCAATTAAGAATACAGAATACTTTATTGGTATGTCTATATTTGGTACTACAAATCAGGTTTATAATAATAAACTTGAAATGCAAAAAGCATATGAGGCTTATGATGGTGATCTTAATATGGAAGAATATAGAGATATACTTGAACCACTTGGTATAAATACACCTAAAAATATAGGGCCTGAACAGCATGTAAGAAATTTTCCTATTATTAAACCTACTATAGATTTACTATATGGAGAATATGCAAAAAAACCAAAAAATGTAACTGTTATAGCCCTTGATTCAGATGTAGAGACTATGAGGTTGACAGAAATGAATAATGCTCTTTCTTCTGCTACTCAACAAATGGCTATTAATGAACTTAATAGCAAAGGTATTGATACCAATAAACCAAGTATAGAGACTCAAACCCTTCAACAAATTACTGATTCTTATTCAAGGGTTAACTGGAAGGATAAAAGAGCTATTACAGGACAAGGAGCACTTAATTATATATTAAGGGAGAATGAAGTACCAAGAAAATTTAAGAAAGGATTTCTTGATTTTCTAATAGCTGGTTTAGTTTGTACATTAAAAGAAGCTAATGGAAATGAAATTGATTATATGACTTTAGATCCAAGAGATGTGGATTATGATAAGAATGCATATAATGATTTTATAGAAGATGGGGGATGGGCAATAGTAAGATATAGGGCTACTGTATCTCAGATTATAGATGTATTCTATAAGGATATGGAGAATGCAGATGAAATAAATGATTTGTTTAAAAATACTACTATGTCTTATGCAGATAGTGCATTTACTTCATTTACAGATAAAGATAGATATTTATTAAATCCAAATGAGGTTGAGGTAGTAAGGGTATTCTGGAAATCTATGAAGATGATAGGGTATGTAACCTATATAGATGAATTTGGTAAAAAACAGATTAAAGAAGTAGATGAATCTTATAAGATAGATAAAACTATTAGTGAAGATGGTTTACCTCTTGAATCAGTAGAATGGATATGGGTTAATGAAGTATGGGAAAGTACTCGTATAGCAGGTAAAATATATAAAAGGATTAAACCTTTTGATATACAAAGAACATCTATTGATAATCCTTCTAAATGCAAACTACCCATTAATGGTAGAAATTACTATGCAAGAAATGCAAGGCAATTATCTTTAGTTTCTTTAGGTATACCTTTTCAGATTATATATAATATATATAAAAGCAGGCAAGAAGATCTTATTAGAAAGAATAAAGGTAGGATTGCTAAGCTAAATTTAAAAGCAAAACCTAAAGATTGGTCTTTTGAAGAATGGTTATTTTATGCAACTGAATTAGGGTTCATGGTTGAAGATGGGAATGAACAAAATGTATCTGGTCAACAGGGGGTATTAGATTTAGAGTTCTCTCAATCATTATCTGTAATAGGAGAATTACTTAGATCAGTTAAAGAAGAATGGGATGAATTATCCGGTATATCTAAGCAGAGGAAAGGACAAACTATGGCTTCTGAAACTAATGGAGCTAATGAAAGGGCAGTTAATCAATCAGCACTTAATACTGAAATATATAATGATTTATATGAAGATTTTGAACTTAGGGAATATAATGGTTTACTTGATACTTCTAAAGTTACCTGGATAGAGGGTAAAAAAGCATGGTTTTATTTACCTGAATATGGTCAGCAGTTTTTAGATGTGGATGGTATCCAACATAGTGAAACTAATTATGGAATATTTGCTTCTAATAGCTCTAAGGATCAAGGTAAATTTAAATATATACAATCTCTTGGAGAAAGAATGCTACAACAAGGTGTTCCTGCTTCTGCTGTTATTGATATGATAGATTCAGAGAATATGTCTAAAATAAAAGAGCTTATTAAAAATGCTGAAGCACTACAACAACAACAAAAAGCTCAACAAACTCAACAAGAACAACAGCAGGAAGCTGCTATTGAGAAGGCTAAGATTGATATGATTGAAGAGGGTCTTAATAGGACTGATTATAATAAAGAACAAGATAGGGTTAAAGATATTAGGGTTGCTGAAATACAAGCACTTGGAAGGGCACAAGACCCTGTTGATATTATTGATCAATCTAAATTAGCCCTTGAAGATAAGAAATTAGATCTAAAAGAAAAAGAACTCTCTCAAAAACAACTTGCAGATGATGAAAGTGCAAATATTGATAGAGAGAAAATTCAATCTAATGAAAATATAGAACAAATGAAAATTAAAGCAGGAGCTTATAAACCATCTTCTAAATAATGACTTTTTCATTTTTATTATTTTTATATGTTGAAAAAGCCTGTATTAAAAATGCAGGCTTTTAATTTTTAATAAAAATATGAATAATAAAAGTGTTATATTATTTATGATAGAGAGGTACTACTTAAAAGAAATATACATATTAGAAAATTAATAATTATTATTGTACAATACATTTATGGAAATAAATCAATTAGATGCTCTTGATGCAATTATGCAGACAGAGAAACAAGGAAAATATGCAGCAGATACTGTAGTAGTAACTGAAACACCTGAACAAATAGCAGAGGCAAAAAGAGTAGCTGATGAGGCTACTGCAAAAGCTGAAGCTGATAAACTTGCAGCTATTGAAGCTGCAAAATTAAATGAAGGTAAAACTCCAGAACAAATAGCAGAAGAAGCAAAACTTGCTAAAGAAGTAGAAGATGCTGAAGCAGCAAAACTTAAAGCTGAACAAGAAGAGGCTGATAACTTAGGTCTTATTGGAGGATTGCTTAAAAGACAGGGTTTTGAAACAGACACTCAATTTGAAGAATCAGAAGCTGGTCTTGATAATGTAGTAGATGCTATATCAGAAGCTAAGGCTATTGATAAGTTAAATGCTTACTTAGATAGTGTTCCAGGATTAAGAGAATATGCTGATTTTATTCAGGCTGGTGGAGACAAAGAAAAACTATTTAATCTCTCTCAGGAAGAACTTGATTATTCTAAGGTAACAGTTGATGGAAAAGATAATGAGGCTAATCAAAGGTCTGTTATACAAAAACATCTATTAAAACAAGGTTTTAAAAGTGCTGAAATTAATACTGCTATTGAACAATATGAGGCTGGTGGTCTATTAGAAGCACAAGCTAAAATGTCATTAAAAGTTCTTCAGGATACCCAAAAGGTAGAAAAAGAAACTCTTATAGCCCAGCAAAAAGCTGCTGCTATTAAAGAGAAAGAAGATAATGATAATTATTGGGGTGCAATAAATACTAAACTTACTGGAACAGGTACTATTAAAAATTTAGATATACCCATTAAAGATAAAAAAGCCCTGTTTAATTATATGGCTATTCCAGTAAAAGATGGATTATCTCAGGAACAGATAGATATGAGAACTGAAGATATTGAAACAAGAATTGCTTTATCTTATATAAGGATGAATAAACTTGATATATCTAAGTTAGTTGCAAATATTGCTAAAACACAAATTGCAGAAACAAGAAAACTTGCATTTAAAAATGCTGGTGAAAAGAAAATAGAATCAGGTACTCCACCTAAAGGAACTCAGGATAGTGTTATAAATCCAAATACTATGTTTGACGATCTTAGGAAAGCAAATGGTATTAACTTTTAATTTATAAACAAAAAAAACAAAAATAAAACAATAACAAACTATGGCAGCTAATAGATATGTCTATGAACAACCGTGGCAGGAAAATGCTAAATTTACTAACGCTGATTTTTCACGTATGTATCTTGATGCACCAACTAAAATTGGCCCTGCAATTACATTCATGTTAGGTAAGGATAATATATCCCTTAACCCTATTACAATGATGACTGAAGGTGTTGGGGCAGTAATGACTCCACTAAAAGGTCAGGATTATGAGTATGATGTAATGTCTAATATTATCAAACAGATTCCTATTGCAGTTACTGTAACTGGAACTACTTGTGGTATTGGTTATCAAACTTTTAAAGTACAATTTGCAGAAAAACATTTTGCTAATGGTTATACCATTATCTCTCCTAATAAATATAAACTAAGAATTGTTTCTGATCCTAAACTTGTAGGTACTAATTGGGAATATACTGTACAAATTGCAGGCTCTGGTAATCCTAATGGTTTTGTACCTGCCTCTGAATTGACTCAAGGTACATTCTTTACTAATTTGTATGCTAACGTATCTGCTGGTGGATCAAGGGGTAATTCTTCAAATATTACTGCTCCTGCCAAAATACGTGGACAGATTGGTGTATTAAGGAAATCATATGCTTGGGAAGGTGCAGTTGCTAATAAAACAATGACTATTGAATTCAATGGTTCTAAGTTATTCTGGCCTTTTCAACAATATCAAATTGAGAAACAATGGCAAATGGAAGTAGAAAACTCTTTGGTTTATTCTACTTCAAACAGGGCTGATGATAATACTTATAATCAATTGGATGAAAATGGTAATCCTATTATAGAAGGTGATGGTCTATATGCTCAGATTGGTTCTAAAGATACCTTTGGTCTTTTATCTGAATCTAAAATTGACCAGGTTGTAAGAGATACTTATACTGGTATGAAAGATGCAGAAAATAAGGTTATTACTCTTATGACTGGTCTTGGTGGAGCACAGGATTTTGATAAGGCTATTAAAGCTGGTATCCTTGGTTCTGGGTTTACTGTTATTACAGATAAAACATTTATTGAAGGTGCTGGTTATCAATTGAGATCTACTGGTTACTTTGCTGCTTATGATCATAGGGATGGTTATAAGATTGTTGTAAAGAAAACAGATCTAAATGATTTTGGTCCTGTAGCAGTGAATGCACCTAAACACCCTATTACTGGATTATCTTTGGAATCTCATAGGTTAACTTTCCTTGATACTGCTCATTATGATGGTGCACCAAATATTATGGGTCTATATGATGAAAATATTCAGTTCTCACGTGATGCAGTTCTTGGTGTAGGTTCAGTACCTCCTGGATTCCCATCAACTACTAATAGGAGCTCTGATGTACACGCACACTCTATTCACTATATGAAGTCTTGTGGTGTTGTTATCCGCAGACCTAATACAAGCATTGATTTGCAGTGTACTTTGTCTTAATTAAAAAAATAATTTATGTCAGATAAGATAATTTATGTTAAACGTAAGCCTTATACAAGAGGCAAAGTATCTAAGGATAACTCCATAGCTGCTGAAGATAAATATAACATTGGTGGTTCTCTAACAGAATCAGGAGCAGTATATAAGGGCCTTTCTTTTGAAGAAGAAAGGCTTCTTATGCCATTTATAGTTGGTGTACCAGTAGAAGATGTCACTTTTGGTAAAGAGTCAAATGCTTATTTTATCAGGATGCACAAACATGTGCCCCTTAGTGGAATTAAACTAAATGTTTCTCTAAAAGATGATAATAAAGAACTATCTCCCACTAATCTGCCAAGGATTATTGAAGACTATGTACTTTGGAAGTATTGTAGTGGTTATTCTTCTTGTGTAAAATCAATAGAAGATTTTAATAGTAATATTAATGCTATTATGTATCTTTATGATGAAAAAGTTACTATTGAACAGGATAATACTAAAGCTAAAGAAAAGGTAAAATCTATTGCAGAATATTCTGCTATTTCAGATAATCCAGCAGTTGTTAAGTCTATTCTTACTATTTTGAAAGGTAAAACTAAAGATAATAAAACATCTATTGTACCTAAATCAGATTATAATATTATGAATGATGCACAAAGACAAACTCTTTTGGCAGATATTGCAATTAAAGAACCATCTCTATTTATTGAAGTAGTTTCTGATAAAACTCTTGAAACAAAAGCAG